TTCATTGCGCTGCCCTCTGGTCAAGCATCGACTTCACCATCGGCCAGGCAGTGCCACCCAGCCGCACCCCGTGCCGATACGCTCGCACCTGTCCTGTGACTGGGTGCCCCGGGCACAGATGGATAATCCACCCGCGATAAAAATCGGGCACGCTCGATGGCCGGGCGATCATGCGGGCACCATGGATCGGCGGCGCTCGAACGTGGTTTTGTAGTACGGCAGGAACCCGCTGATGGTCCGGTCATCGAAGCGCACCCAGTTCATCCACGCCTGCTCGTCCCAGTTCCCCGAGTACACCGGGGGTGCGGGCATGGTGTACTGTCCGGCGCGGTAGGCGGTCAAGCGCTTGGCGCGCAATTCTGGTGTATCTATCAGGTCCGGCATGATCGTATCCTCTATCCGGGCACGTCGCCCTCGGTAGCAGACTGTTTAAACAATCCGCTACCAAAGTCCGCGCTGGTCAGTGGTTCAGCCCCTTGGACGGGGCCACGATACGGCGGGCCACTCGCGCCTTGGGCTGTGCCAGCAGCCCCGTGGCGGCGGCTACCGCGTCGTCATACGATGCGTATGCCTCGGTCACCCCGTCGAGCGTCAGCTCGAACACGGTATGGCGCAGCACGCCGTCGTCGTACGTCTCAACACGGGCGATCACGGCCGGGTAAATCGGACCCTGTGACCACTCTTGCACGCCGCCTTGTTCCAATTGGCGGGCGGTCAGCGGATCGTTGAACTGGTCCACCTCGGCGCGGGTGTCGGGATGGCGGTCCAGTATTGCAGCGGCCTGCGCGTTGTTGTTGCGGATCACGTCGGGAGTTATGCGGGAGTCCATTGTGTTTCCTTCATAGTGTGAAAGTGAGACTGCGGGATGATGCTACTGCTAGGCTGTTGCGTTGTCAAGCGGTTTCTTTTTGCTCCGTGCCGGGTAGGACATGGCCTGCGCCAGCGTCAGGCGCTTTACCCTCATGCGCCACTCTAACGTGCGAGCTGGCACGCCACACTGGGCGCTCGCTGCGTCATAGGTCAAACGCGCTTTGATCGGTGCTGGCCTCGTCTTCAGCCGGGTAATGGACCAGCCCCAGCCCTCCAGAGCGGGCCACGGTTGACCCAGCGTTGCAGCTGCGTCGTCCTTGGCCTCCTGCTCAGTGCGAAACGCTGGGCGCAGGAACGCTGGCGAGCTGGTCTCAAGCGTGTACAGGATCACCGGCGGCCCCGCGGGGTTGATTGCAGCACCTCCCAGCCGAAGGATGCCCAGCGCTCGGTGTTCGGGCGGCGCTCGATACTGTTTAAACATACTGTGCGCGCCCCGGTCACCGCGCTGTGCAGCTTGTTCGCGTCGTCAGTAGAGGCAGGCCAGCATGAGTCGCGCCTGAGCATGTCCAGCGGGAACTCGCCAGTGCCACATACATCGAATTGTGAATTGATTGCCATGGTCAGTCCTCGTGAAATAAACCCATCAGTATAAGCGTTTCCGCCCCGTACACGTAGCGCTCGCCGCAAGACTCGCACTCGTGATTCTTTGCATCGCCCTCGGCCGCCTGCGTCTCGCCACATGCCAGACAGAACCCGTCGCCCACCGCGTGAGCATTGGTCAGCTCAGCATAGCTCGGCTTCTGGAGCACGCGGCCATTCCTTGCCTTGTATGATTTCATCGTGCCACCTCAGACGTGCAAGCAATGTGAGTGCCCGTCCTCGAACGCCTCCAGCGCTAGGTCACGGCTCGTGGCCTTGATCCCTCGCGCCTCGCTGGGCTTCTCAACGGCAAACCAGAACGGACCATCGGCCCACTGCGCCACGTGGTCATAGTGTGCATCGAATGCTGCCACCGTGGCCGGTATGGTGGACACGTGGCCGGTGTACGCGCAGCCGTCACAGTCCCGGCCAGACTCCACCACCGCGATCACGCCACCCTCTGCGCACGATGCAATCCGGGCGATCAATCCTGCGCGGGCCTGTCGTGCTTCGCTCAGCTCGGCCAGCACGAACTGGTGGCGCTCGATGATGGCACGCACACGGATCATCCGCAGCGCGCTTATTTCGGTTTGCAAGTGTTTCATGGTTACCCTTTCATCCGGGCACGTCGCCCCGGCTGGGCACTCGTGAGAATGCCCAGCCAGCGCTCGCGCTACTCGACTTTCATGTCCTTGCCGTACCCCTTGCAGCTTTCGTCCGGGCACGTAGGCGTTGCGATGTCCAGCCACTTGGCCGTGGTCCGCACCGTGTAGTCGCACTTCGGGCAGAACGCCTTCAGCATGCGCGTGCCCTGTTTCTTCGGTCCGGTATTGATCCCGCCCACCGTCAGCGCTGCGTGCGGGTAGTCGCCCAGCTTCGCCAGTAGCGGTGCGGCAATCTCACGTTTAAACGTATCCCCGGCCACCGTGGCGGTCAGCTTGCCTTCCAGCGCCATGGCTCGCGCCACTGTGCCGAACGGCTCGCGGTGCCCAGCCTTCAGGCCGACGGCCGCGTGCACCAGCTCGTGCACTAGGATTTGCAGCACGTCAATGCTGTCGTCCACCACCGGGCTGATGAAGACCTCGAGCGTATCATCGGCTGAATTGTCGCTGCTCCAGCACTGGCCGATGGCCTTGCGCGCTCCCCTCGGGAACCCGCACGACGTGCGCACATTGTCGGGCACGGTCCACCCGTCTGTGCGCTTGTCGAACACCGGGCGCAGTAACTTCGTTGCCTTGACCAGCCATTCCTCGCGGGTGTTGCTCATTTGTTGGCCTCCAGTGCGGTAACTACTTGACCCCGGTTCACACCCCGGCACCCGTTGCCCGAGTCGATCCAGCGCCCGTGATGCTGCTCGAACGCTGCGAACGTCTCGCCGTACTCCACCGAAAACGCATTCGGCTTGCCTGCCTTTTTCCATGCGCTGATGATCTGCGCCGCGGACGGCCTGCGTCCCTGCTTTGTAAAATCGAATCCTACGCTGGTGCTCATTTTTCATTCCTTAAGGTTGTGTACTTCAGCCACTCTGCGAACTGTCGCTCGATGCGTCGCTCGCGCCTGTCTACCGCTACCTGTGCCGCCGTCTTCCGAAGCTCTGCGTGCCGTACCCCTTCGATGCGCCTGTACCGGATCAGCCCTCGGGCCTTCAAGGCTTTCAACGGCCTTGCGTCCTGCGGGCTGACCACCATGATGCCCAGCGCCCGGAGTGCACTGTACGCCCGGGCCTGTGGCTCTGTCAAGCGTTTAAACTTTGCCATGGTCCACCAGCCCACTGGCCTGCACCAGCACGTCCTGCCCCGGATCAGGGTACGCGGCAGACAGTTTATAAACGTCGCTCCACGCCTTGCTATTGGAGAATGACGGACCCCGGCGCAATTGCCATGCGGTCCACCCGCGCAGGTGACAGGCCCGGCGCGCAGCATCCCTGCACCGGCCCCAGCCCCACCGGCCATCCAGCGGCAGCACGCCGTTAGACCCGCATGCCTCTATCAGTTTGCCCAGCCCCGGGCCTACCGCCTTGCCATAGAATTGCACGTATATCATGCTCTGTCCTCTGTATCCGGGCACGTCGCCCCTAGTGCACCCTGTTTCCAAGGTGCACTAAGCGCTCGCGCTACTCGCTGCGCACGTCCTTATCGCTCAGCGGCTCGCCTATGACATCCCCCAGCGGCTTAGCGTTACCGGGCTCCACGTCGCGCAGGTAAACGATGTCGCCCGTGTGCAGGCAGCATATGGCCAGCTCCCCGCGCGCCTTGGCCAGTGCAATGGCCCGGTGAAAATCGTCAATGATGTCCACGCTATCCAGCCACCATTTGCCCGTTTCACTGTCCAGCCAGCCACCGAAGGCGGGCACAAATTCATCCTGCTCCCAGATGAAGGCCTCAATCTGCGCGGCCGTGAACACCGCCGTTTGTACCCAGCTCACACCCCGGCCGCCGACCACGTATCCGGCCACCGGTTCCGTGATCCGCACGTTACCCAGCTCCATTGCCTCCACGATGAACGTGCCGCCGTTGTTGTCCACCATGCTGGCCAGCATCGTGTGCGCTGCGTTGATCCTGCTAGATGCGATCCTCATTCTGTACCCCTTCAAGGTTGTTTAAACTACACGTGACCACCAGACGGCACGCTATAGGCATGCCGTCTAATTGTCAAGCGTTAGAGTATGAACTTCTCACCGTCGAACCCGTCCATGACTGCGCCGAACCCGTCCTCGTCTTTCGTGTGAAAGTTCCAGTCCGATACCAAATCCCAGCCACTGTTCCCCAGCACCAGAAGGATGCCGTGCTCGTGCTCGCTGCGCGCCTTGCGCTTCAGCCCGGCATGCTCAGCCGCGCAGACCCGGAGGGAACATTCATCCAGATTGAAAATGAATTCCATGGCCTGCTTTGTATCCGTCGCCTTCTCGTACACCTCGCCATCCCAGACCCCGACCACCTCAAACCCATGCAGCTTCAGGTAGGCGATCAGCCCGGCCGCCACACGGCGCTCCAGCAATTGACGTGGATCAGTCACCCCGGACGGATGCAGCACCTTGTCGATGTCCAGCTCGGGCACCCAGACATGCCCGGCCCGGATCAGCGCCTCATACGCCGCCGTCAATGCGTCGCGCCGACCGTGGTCGTATGCCTTCTGCTCGGCCTTCCCATATCCGATCACCTCGCCCACCGTGGCCGGTATCCCCTGAATCACTGAAGTTGCCTGTTCCATGTCGTCTGCTCCAATTGTCCCGGCACATGCCGGTGCCAGACCAGATGCAAGTTTCGTGCCGCCACCACGCGTGTGACAATTCAACGTGTTACACAATCGAATGCCGCCGGAGGCAGGCGCTAGTGTCGGCAAGGCGTCACACATGGCGGGATTGTGACACATGAAGCATGGACCGTGCCCGATTGTCACACAATGATACGGCTCGGCGGATGCGTGCTCAGGCGCAGGATGGTGCGCAGTCGGGCTGTTTCACTGTCAGATTGTGTGACTATCCACCCGCTATCCGGGTAGGAATGGGCAAGGTGGATTATTTAAGTTGTTGAATTGTTAGGTACTATCCACACTATCCACACTATCCACCTATTCCCCTTATGACACCTGTCCCCTTTTCCGCGCACACAATCTTCCGACGCCGAAAGTGCAACAATTCCCCTTCATCGGGGAAATAGTTGTTGTTCTCTCTATAATGGGTGGATAGTATGGATAGTTGGATAGTCACACAATATAATATATGGATATCAATGGTTTAAGTGTGTGTGACAAATATCCGATCACTATCCAAATGGGTGGATATGACTGCCTGAAACGTGGATAGTCACACAATACCACCGCCAAACAGCGCCACCGTGCACCCTCAGCACGTTTAAATCGCGCATTGTCACACAATCCCATGCCCAGCACCTCGACCCCGTGCCGCCCGACGGTCCGGCTGTCGCATTGTCACACAATAAGCATCCTTTTCTGTGCCACAAGGGGGCGGTCTGGGGGCCGAGTGTTTGCCTGTCGTGCGGGTGTACCCACTACGCGTATGCAACAGCCCCACAACCCAACAATGTCAAATCTTGGACAAAAATTTTCGGAAATTCCCCGCCAAATTGTGTGACAATCCCCGCGTCGCCTATTCCGCTAGGCGCTACCCGCCATAACGCCCAGAATGTTCAGCAGATCGCCCTTGTTCACGTCCGGTGAACAGGCCCTAGATCGTGAACGCTGACGACTTGACCGCCGGACAGCGCCACAATTCGACTTCCAGCACGAGTCAGGACAGAAAGGGGGTAGTCTAATTGTTGACTTGTCAAGTCCTTACCTTGCGGAACCCGCCCGAAAACGGTATAGTTCAGTTATGGACATCTACGACGCCCTTGCCGCCCTGACCCTGACCCTGATGATCGCCGTGGTCGCTGACCTATTGTTCGGCGGCCATGAGGGCGACCGTCGGTGAGCGCTGAGACTCCGACCGGGTTCGAGCCCGCGCCGCCGCCAGCCATACCGGAACCAGTGCGCCGGGCGGCTGTAGGGGACTCGGCGTACGATGAACTGGCGCTCCCGGGTCCGCTCGGTGAAACGCCGAACATGCGCGATGCGCGCCGGCTCGGGGCTCAACTGCCTGAAGGGTATGTGCCTGAAAGTGGCGCTGCCATGGCGTTCGATCCGCGGATCGCGTACGAGCTGGCACTGGGGGTAGACACCGCGGGCAACATCATGCGGAAGTATGGGTACACGTTGGAAGCGGCGCGGGCGCTGTTCGCTGTGCCGGGGTTCATTGCCACGGTGACGAAGTATCGAAACGAGATCACTGAGCAGGGCGTGTCGTTCAGGCTGAAGGCGAAGATACAGGCGGAAGACCTGCTCTCGCACAGCTACGTGCTCGCAACGGACCCGGAGGTGCCCGCGTCGGTCCGCGCTGACATGATCAAGTGGACAGCGCGCATGGCGGGGCTGGAGCCGAGTGAGAAAGACAAAGCGGGGAGTGGAGGGGGCGGCGCGGGCTCGGGGTTCACCTTGAACATCACGTTCAGCGGAGGAGGTGAGACCCCGGGACCCGGTCGGGTGATCGACGTGACACCGGGGAGGATCGCTGATGGCGGAGCATGATGCTACGTTTTACTGGCTGATCGAGCGGATGCCGACGCCACCGGGTGCTCGACCGATGTACTGGTCAGGATCAGAAAACCGGATCATCAAGCGGGCCTCTGGGATCAGCGTGACGTTCAACCCGTTGGCAGCGCGACGCGTGCCGCACACGGCCGAGGACCTTGCCATCGACATTGCCGCGGCGCTGAATGCTGCGTACCCGTTGCCCGATGGGCAGATATGGGTGAGCGTTGAGCATGGATTCATCTCGTGAACACGTACCCGCAGTGGATATGCTCCGCATGCGGGCATGAGCACGGGCGCGTTATACAAGGACACATATCGACGTTCCACGAGCCTGATGGGACGTACGGATGCGGGTGGTGCGGCAGGCGGGACACCCCGCTGACCGAGCCGCGGGACTATGGTTATCCGAACTGGGGAGGTGCGTATGCTGAAAGTCGTGGACGAGTCGTTCAAGCCGGGCGAACCGAAACCCGAGTGGAACGCGGCGGAGGCGGGGCAGCGGCTTATCGACGCGGTGGTCGGGACGCACATGCCACAAACCAAGAGGATGTTGCTCGTGGTCGATGACGGCGAGCAGATCGGCGTGTTTGGTGTCGGCACGGGGGACTTGCCGGGGACCGAGGCCGTGGGCATGCTGGAGTATGGGAAGCAATACCTGATGAACGGGCGGTAAGTGTCAGGGCTCGTAGACTACATCGCACCGCCGACGATCAGTCGGTTCCTGCGCTCGAACGCGAAGTTCCGCATCATCATGGGGCCGTTCGGCAGCGGGAAGTCCTCCGGCTGCGTGGTGGATATCGTGCGCCGTGCGAAGGAGCAGCGCCCGGGCAAGGACGGCATTCGCCGGTCCCGCTGGGCCGTGGTGCGTAACACCGTGCCGATGCTGCGCGACACGACCATGAAGACATGGTTCGACTGGTTCCCAGACGGCTCATGCGGGTGGTGGAAGGAGACCGGGAAGACGTTTTATCTGGAGTTCGGCGACGTGAAGGCTGAGGTCATGTTCCGAGCGTTGGACGATGCGGCCGACGTGAAGAACCTGTTGTCGCTGGAACTGACCGGGGCGTACATCAACGAGGCCCGCGAGATACCGAAGGAAATTGTCGAAGGTCTGCGCGGCCGTATCAACCGGTTCCCCGCGATGAAGGATGGTGGGTGCACGTTCGCCGGTATCTGGGCCGACACGAACCCACCCGAGGAGGGTAGTTACTGGCATGCGCTGATGGAGGGCTTGGACCCTGAGACCGGCGCACCGCGACAGACTGAGATCGAGACGTTTAAACAGCCGGGCGGGATGATCCGCGTCGGACAATACGACAACTGCACCGTGAAGATGCGGGACGGCACGCGGCTTGTGCGCAACCCCCGCGCGGACAACGTCGAGAATATCCCGGCGGACTACTACACCGAGCTGTGCAAGGACGCGAGCGATGCCTACATCAAGGTTTATGCCCTCGGCGAGTACGGAACCTCGAAAGCCGGGAAACCCGTGCATCCGACGTTCAATGAGGGCGTGCATGTTGCGAAGGACATTCTGCTCCCGAACCGCAACCTGCTGCTGCTCGTGTCGGCCGACTTCGGGCTGACGCCCGCCATGACGCTCAAGCAACAGGACATGCACGGCCGCGTCCTGACGCTGGACGAGATCGTAACCGAGGGCATGGGCATCAAGCGCGCCATCGCAGAGCGTCTAAAGCCGCTACTGCGAAACAAGTACGAAGGCTTCAACGTCCGCGTGACTGGTGACCCGGCCGGCAACACAGCGTCGCAGAATGACGAGCGCAGCTGCGTGGATATGTTCAGGGACGCCGGGTTCAAGAAAGTGAAATTTGCCTACACCAACAACCCGGTGTACCGGATGGGGGCGACGGACCACTTCCTCGCGAAGATCACCGAGATGGGGCCAGCGTTTCTCGTGAGCCCGCAATGCGTTTACTACCGCCGGGGCCTGAAAGGCGGGTATCATTATAAGGTAGCCAAGAATGGAATCGCCAGTGAGTCGCCCGAGAAGAACATCTACTCGCACATCTGCGAGGCGGGCCAGTACGGCGATATGTATTTTGAGAAGGGCGAGGACTCGGTCAACCACGATGCGGAGCGCAAGCGCGCCCTCGAAGCGGTGAACCGCCACGCTGGCGCTTATTCAAGGAGACGATAGTGGCTGATGATTACGTGGAACCGACAGCGCCAGTGGTGAACGAGGAGGGCGTGCGCAAGCTCGGCATTCGCCTGTTCTCAATGTTCGAGCAGTACAAGAAGGACCGCAAGACCGTGGAGGAGACGTGGTTGCAGAACCTGCGCCAGTTCCGCGGTATCTACGACCCGGCCATCGAGAAGAACATCAATGCTGACCAGTCGCACGCGTACCCGAAGGTCACGCGCACGAAGGTCATTGGCACCGTAGCGCGTTTGATGGAGATGCTGTTCCCGCAGACCGAGAAGAACTATGGGATCGAGGCGTCTCCGCTGCCTGACCTGTCCGAGGGTGACCTCCAGAAGGTGCTTGACCAGCTGGCACTCGACAATCCGAACGAGGACCTGAGCGACGAGAAGATCGAGAAGGCCATCAAGAGCTTTGCTGACGCCAAGTGCGCCCGTATGGGCATCGAGATCGACGACCAGTTGCAGGAGCTGGAGTATGTGACCAAGGCCCGCGGCGTTGTCTTCAGCGCAGTGCTCTATTGCATCGGTATCCTGAAAGGCCCGCAGGTGATCGAGAAGAAATGCCGCACGTGGGTCAAGGACGGCTTGACTGGCAAACTGAGAGCCCAGAGCGTGACGAAGAACGCGCCGGACTATGAGAAAGTCAGCGTGTGGGATTGGTACCCGGACCTATCCGCCAAGACGTTTGCTTCCATGGACGGTCAGTTTCAGCGCCACGTGATGTCTCGGCACCAAGTGTCGGAGCTTGCGAAGCGGCCTGATTTCGACAAGGAGCGCATTTTGAACTGGCTCCGGGCGAACACAACGGGGAACTTCAAGGAGCTTCACTGGGAGACGGAGTTGCGAGCCCGCGGTTCTAGCGATAAGCAGAATGTGACCGACATTTCAGGCCGCAAGTACGAGCTGTATGAGTTCTGGGGTTGCGTGTCCGGCCACGAACTCGAAGCGTGCGGCATCGCCGTTGAAGACACTTCCTCGGAGTATGAAGTGAATATGTGGGGCATCGGGAGCACGATCATCAAACACGTGATCAATCCCTATGATGCCAAGATTCGTCCGTATCACCTGTTCGTGTACGAGGAGGATGACATCAACCTGCTCGGTAACGGACTTCCGGTGGTGATGCGTGATTCACAGCTCGCAATTTGTGAGGCTTCGCGGATGATGCTCGACAACGCCTCGGTGGTGTGCGGCCCGATCCTCGAACTGAATATGGACCTGCTGATGCCCGGCCAGTCGCTCGACATCCATGCCTACAAGACCTATCTTCGCGAAGGAACCGGAGCGGAGGCGTCCCAGCGCGCCGTGCAGTCGGTCGATGTCAACGCGCACATTCCTGAGCTGCGCTCCATCGTGGAACTGTTCATGCAGTTTGCTGATTCGGAAACCGCACTGCCGCCTTCTGCTATGGGCGACATATCGAAGGGCGGGTCTGAGGCCCTGCGCACACAAGGCGGGGCGTCGATGTTGCTCGGTGCCGCGGCCTTGCCGATCCGCGATACGGTGCGAAACTTCGACCGGTTTACGACGAGCTTCATTGGATCGCTCTACTATTGGAACATGCAGTTCAGCGACAACGAGTCGATCAAGGGGGACTATGTCGTCATCGCTCGGGGCTCCACATCGCTGATTGCGAAAGAGGTGCGCTCGACCCAGCTTGATATGTTCGTGACTACGCTGAGCGAAGAAGAACGCATGTACCTGAATCCTGAGAAAGTGCTATTGGAGCGGATGAAGGTGCGCGACTTGCCGCTTGACCTTCTGGAGGACAAGGAGGTAGTAGCGGAGCGTCTGGCAGAGCGGGCAGCGAACGCACGGGCACTGGCTGAGGGACAAGCCGCGACGATGCGGGCGCAGATAAAAGAGATCATTGCGAGTTCGTTCAAGGACTACGCTCTGGCGATGAAGGCCACAACGGCGGCCAACGTCGATACGTTCAACGCCGTGGTCGGGGGGATCGAAAGTGCAGCCAACGCAGGTGGTGAGGGCAAGGGAGCTTGAGCTAAGAAAGACGGTCAATGCGACCGCACTGGAGCCCGGCATGCGGGCACTGGTGGAATTGGCTCAGATCGAGCGGGACAAAGCGTTGGAAGCATGGCGACGTGCGACCGGCGAGGATTTGGTCAAATGGCAATCCCGATATAACGGGATGCAGCAGATCATCGACTTTGTGAATGAGAAACCAAGAGAATTTGAACAGCGGGGAGAAAAATAATGGCGACGGAACAAGACAGCAATACCGCGGCTACGTCCGAGGTGGACGAGTTTGCAAGTGCGTTCGAGGAAGCGGCCAGCGCTGCGGCCCCGGCCCCCGGCGAGAAGCCGACCGAAGAAGCGAAGCCTGCGGAGCTTTCGCCAGACGAAAAGGCCGCTGCCGAGAAAGCCGCGCAGGAAGCTGCCGATAAGGCGGCCCGTGACGCAGCGGAGAAACTGGCCCGTGAATCGGCCGAGAAAATTGCCCGCGAAGCCGCGGACAAAACCGCGCAGGAGAAAGCGGAGGCCGAGGCCAAGACTGCGGCGGAGATCAAGGACCCGGTGCTTACCGAGGACGACCAGAAGGTACTCGCTGCGTTCGAGAAAGACTGGGCCGACGTGAAGCCCGCGGTAGACATACTCGTGCGCCACGCGGTCGCGGCCACCGAAGCAAAAGTGGCACGCTCGTTTCAGGCTCTGATCACAAAAATCTATGAGGACATGGCCCCGCTCGCCAACTCGGTGAACGTGGTATCTTCGAATTCGCTGCGTCAGGCGGTGCTACAAGCACACGCGGACTACGATGAAATCTACCCCAAGCTGGCTGACTGGATCAAGTCTCAACCCGCTTACTTGGCAGACGGGATGAATCGTGTTTATACTGACGGAAATGCTGAGGAGATTTCTGATCTCGTCAAGCGATACAAGGAAGCGAATGGTGTTAAGCCGAAGGAGCCGAACACTGCGCCAGAAGGACCCGCGACAACTACGACCACGCCAGCCGCACCGGCAGCGCGGCCGAGCGCGGCGGCAGCAGTGGCTCTGAAACCCGTGAACTCGGCGAGAACGACACCGACACCGCGGGGCGTTGATTCCCAAGATTTCAACGCAGCATTCGATGAAGCCGCGGCAGCAGCCGTAAGGTAATCCTACAAGGAGACCATCGAATGAGCATGACCCCGAACAGCATCAAAGCGCTGAACATTGACCCCGAGGTCAAGAAGGCGCTACTCGCCATTATCGGCGAGGACGATACCGTTGACGATGCCGTGACCGTAGGCGCAGCGCCCTCGGTCGCCGGCCTGACCGTCGATGTCAATCGGCAAGGAAACATTGCTACGCTGACCTTCAATCTGGCGGCTGTCAGCGTTCCTGTCACGGATGCTGCCGGGTCCGGTTCATCCGGCTCGCTGAAAATTTTCGACTTCGCGAATTTCGCGATTCAGCCTCTTGCCTCCCGCATGGACTTCACTGCCTTTACCGAAGGCGCGGCCCTTACCGGTGCGGCCGGCGACGCCGCGTTTGTCATGGGCCTTGGTTCCGTGGCCGCAAACGCTGCGGATGGTGCCCTGACCGGCACGGAGGTGGACTTTGCGGCGGTCACTGCCACGATCACCCTCGGCAGCACGACGTTGCCGTACTCCAAGCTGGCGGGACAAGGAACCGCGATTGATGGTACTTCAACGGCCGTTGACCTGTACCTGAACTGGTCTGGTTCGGCAGCAACGATTGACGCGAACAGCACTATCAGCGTCACCGGTACCATCACCGTGATTCTCGCGCTGCTCGGCGACGACTAACCCCCGCAATTACTGACGAAGGAGAAAAGAAATGGCTTCCACACAAGTCTACGGCGACATCACCCCCCGCACAGCCGCATTTGCGGTAGTGAAGATGCTGACCCGCGGGGTTCCCTACCTGATCCTCGAAAAGTTCGGCCAGACGTACGTGCTGCCGAACAAGAGCACGAAGGTCGCGAAGTTCCGCCGTTACAACGCGCTGGCGTTGGCTACCACACCGCTGGTTGAGGGTGTTACGCCGACCGGTAAGAAAGTGACCGTGACGGACGTGACGGCCACGCTCGAACAGTACGGCGACTACGTGCCGTTCTCGGACGTGATCGAGGACACACATGAAGACCCGTATCTGGCCCAGCTGAGCGAAGTGCTTGGTGAGCAGGCCGCGCAGACCATCGAAACCGTGCGCTGGAACATCCTGAAGGCCGGGACGAACCTGTACTACGCGAACGGTTCAGGCCGCTCCGACGTGAATACGCCTCTGACGCTGGCTCTGCAACGTAAGGCCACTCGCGCCCTGAAGCGCCAGAACGCCCGCTACATCACTTCGGTGGTAGCCTCGACGGCCGCGTTCCGCACTGAGCCGGTGGAAGCCGCGTTCATCGGGCTGGTCCACACCGACGTGGAAAACGACATCCGGAACATTTCCGGCTTCATCTCGACCAAGCAGTACGGCACAGTGACACCGTGGGAAAACGAGATCGGTGCGGTTGAAGATGTGCGCTACCTGCGCTCAACGATCTTCACGGCCTTTGCCAACGCCGGCGCAGCTACCAGCACGATGATCTCCACCGGCGGCTCGCTGGCGGACGTGTACCCGGTCCTGTTCCTCGCCAAGGACGCCTACGGCATCGTACCGCTGAAGGGTGCGGACAGCCTGAGCATCATGGTCGTGAATCCGAAGCCGGTTTCTGGCGACCCTCTGGGCCAGCGCGGAACCGCCGGCTGGAAGACGATGCAGACAGCCGTGATCCTGAATGACCTGTGGCTGGTCCGTGTCGAGGTAGCCGCAACGAACTAATCGGACTGAGCCCCGGGCGTAATAACCCGGGGTAGTTCGATTTCCCAACATCTGAACGGAGGCAACAATGGCACAGACTCTCTCTCAAGCCCAGACCGATGGCGTAGTTCGCCGGGCAAGTGGTTCCGCGACTGGCACTTACACGGCCGCAGACCTTACGATCACGCTCGGCTTCGTGCCGCGCTACGTCAAGGTCATCAACGTGACCGACCGCGTGACGCAGGAATGGTTCGAGGGCATGAACCAAGGCGACTTCATCGAGACGGCCGCCAACGGCGTACGCACGCTGGAGACGGATGACAAGCTGGTGGTTGGCGCTGTCGGTGACAGCGGCACGACCGACGAAGGCCAGTTCACCATCGTCGCCAACGGCGGCGCGATCACGGACAACGACACCGTGGTGTGGGTCGCTGAGGGCTAATAGCCCGCAGTAGCCAACAACCGGCCCCGCTACGGCGGGGTGTTGTCTGTCCAAAGGAGCCACACCATGAGCGACGTGTTTCGGATTCGCATCGAACAGCTGGAAAACGGGTATACTGTAGAAGTACCCGACATCGCCGAGATGAAAAAGAAAAAGGAAGCGGCTGCAAAAGCCAAGTCCAAGAATCCCGGCGGTTACTGCGAGCCGTATCTCGGTGACTGCACCAGTGTTTACGCCGCGAAGACGGTGAAAGAAGTGCTCAAGCTGGTCGAAAACGCGCTGAAGGACTTACCTGAAAGCGAGTTTGATTCGGCATTTGAGGAAGCTGCAACAACCAAATAATTTAACGGGGAGAACCACATGAGTACGGAAAACGAGGGAGTCAATTCGGCGGCACTGGGCGGTTTGGATGACATCGGCGATGCTGATGTTCCGGACATCCGCGTGCCGACACCCGCGGTCCCACCGGTGACCGTCGAAAATGTGCAACCCGCGGCGGAGCCCGCTCCTGCCCCCGCATCCGCACCCATGGACATCGGCGCGTTGGTCGCAGCTGAGGTCGCAAAAGCGCTGGCCGCCCATCAGGACCCGAAGGTCGCTGAGCTTCAGGAGACTATCAAGCGTTTGGAGGCTGAGAAGGCCGAGATGCAAGCCAAGCGCGATGCCGAGCAGTTGCTGGATCAACACAACCGCCCCGGCGTGGCGAATGAGTCGCGGGCTTCGAGCCTGACCCGGTACGCCATCGTGCTGGAAGAAGCGCGGGACGCCAACGAGGTCAACCCGGTTCCGGTGTCGGTCAATGGCCGTGCCTACCAGCTGAAGCGCGGCGTACGTCTGGAAGTGCCGGCCGAGGTCGTCAATGTGCTGAACGACGCCGTGACCGAGCGTTCCATCGCGGTGGTTGGCGAGGGGGATATCCTCTCCGGCATTACAACCCGAAAGGCTCGCCGGTTCCCATTCATGCTGATTGGCAAGGCCGTGGACGAGACGGGTAAGCGCCTGCTGCCCGAGACCGAGGAACTTCCGAACGGCGTCCTGCGATAGGCCATGAAGGTCTCTGAACTACTCACGCATATCACCGGCACCATGCTTGAAGATCGCGCCGCCCTCGTTGAGGGGGCTGGCGACGAATTGTTCAAGGATGCGACGGTGCTCCGCTATTTGACGGAGGCGCAGAAGATTTACTGCCGCGACGCATGGGTACTCGAAGACCTGACAGGTCCAGCTACGCAGATCAGCTTGATAGAAGACGAGACTGACTACGCGTTCCACAAGTCGATCATCCACATCAAGTCCGCGCGCCTGAGCGACAGCGCGCTTGATCTTACCCGCGTAGGGTATGGCGACAACCATTTGATCGTGGGGAGCTATCAGACTGACCCGGACTTCTGGGACACCAATCTCGCCCTCCAAGAAAATTCAGGACGCCCCGGCCGCTACTCGGTGGATATGGGAACCCGTACTATTCGCGTCCGCCAAAAGCCCGACGAGGACTCTGCTCTCTTGAAACTGCAACTGGCAGTGGTCCGCATGCCGCTCTGCGATCTGACCAAGGAGAATGCGGACAAGGAACCGGAGATACCGGAGGAGCACCACCTCGATCTGACCCTGTTCGCTGCCGGATCATGCTTGACCCGGACCGCGGATATTGATGCCGAGCTGAAAAAGTTGGGTCGTGAGTGGTTGGGCGAATTCTATGGCAACGTGGCGAAGGCGAAACGGGACAAGCAACGCCGTCAGCAGTCGATGCCGCGGTTCCGCTTCGGTGGGTGGGGCAATGGGGGTTCTTAGAGAAGACGAGGATGTAGTCCGTTTAAACGGATTCACCGGCCTGCGTAACACGGTCACTTCCGAGAGTTTTGCTCCCGGCGATCTGGAAGCCGCGCTGAATGTCGATATCACGGACGCCAATCGCGTTCGCCGCCGGAAAGGATACGGCACCGCCCTATCGGCTGGTAACTATCATTCCGTGTGGAGCAATGGCACGACCGCGCTGGTCGTCAGCGGTTCGGTGCTTTACCAGATTCTTCCCGACTATTCACTGCGCTCAGTCCGCGCTGGCCTCTCGACCGGACGCCGCATGTCCTACGCGCACCTTGGTGACCGCGTGTTCTATTCAAACGGTGCGGACTCTGGGGTATTTCAAGCTGGCACTTCCAGAACGTGGGGTATTGCCGCCCCACTTACGCAGCCTTCTGTAGCGGCGGTGGGCGGGTCTCTGCCGCCGGGGCGTTACCAGTACGCCCTGACTTATCGACGCGGCGACGGGCAGGAATCTGGTACC